GGGTATTCGACGGAGATCATGCCGTGGGCGCCGTCCGGCGGAGCGATCAGCCCGTTCGCCGGCATGGCGATGTCCTCGACGATCCTGCGCGGCCGGTCGCGTCCGTACTGGACGAGCGCCAGCGACAGCGCACGATCGCGCTGGTCCGCGGCGATGCGCTCGGCATCGTCGCGGACCATGTCGTCGACCAGCGTCTGCAGGTCGGCCAGCATCGGCTGCTACGCAACCACCGACTTGCCGACGCCGCGGAAGTCGACCGGCGCGCCGCCGTAGATGTGCCGGATCTTGTAGGTGATCTGGTCGTTGGTGAAGAACGAGCCGACGGTGGGGCTGTCCTGCACGAACAGCTCCGGCTCCTCATTGCCGTCGAGGAAGCCGATTTCGATCGTCGGGATGTCCAGCGGGTCGGCCGACACCGCCCAATCGTTCGCGTCGGTCCAGTACCAGACCGGAACGATGGTCGGGATCAGCGTCTGCACGAACGTCTTGTCGAGGTTCGTGGCGCGCTGGAAGAGGTTGTAGGCCGTCTCCTCCAGATCCGGCGGCACCCACAGGAACTTCGGCCCGACGCCGATCGCGTCGGTGGTGCCGTATTCCTGCTGCTTGACCATGGCGAGCCGCGCGGCCGCATAGGATGCAGCGGCGAGCGCGGCCGTCCAGAGATTGCCGTGGTCGACGTGGAACAGCGCCTTGCCGTCGTAGATGACGGGGTTCGACCGGATGAAGTCGAGCACGAACTTGCCGAGCGTGCGCTTGGCGGCGCGGGACAGCCGCGTCGGGATGCGCTGGATCGCCCCGACGTCGTCGTTCTTGATCATCTCCAGCGTCACGGTCTCGGTGCCGCCACGCTTGGTGACCTTGTAGTCGGCCCCCTCGTCGTCGGGGCTGGCGAGCGCGGTGTAGGCGCCCTTCTCCGCGACCACAGGCAGATCGCCATAGCCGCCGAACCGGGTGCGTTCCTGGCTGCGGAAGTCGCTGATGGGGACGGGCTGGCCGGTCAGGTTCCGCCAGATGTCGAACTCGGTCACCGTGCGGTAGTCGGCGATCATGCGGCGGGTGATGCTGTCGCCCAGCACGTCGGCGAAGGACGTGCTGTCGAGCGCCTCGCTGAAGCGCCCGGCCACGACGCGGCCCGTCACCCTCGTGTCGCCCGTCAGGTGGACGTAGCAATCCTTGATGGAGCGGGCCTGCCCGTGATCCCTGTGCTTCGGGTCGAAGAAGGCTTCCAGCATCGCCTGGCCCTTTTCGCGCGGGCCGTCGCCGACCTGCACGCCGAGACCGGATACGCGGCCGCCGCCGAAGCCGAGGCCGGACAGGTAGCTGCCCTCGGCAGCGATGCGTGCGACCACCTGAGCCTCCGTGAAAGTCGAGAGGTTGACGAACTCCGCGCGGATGCGGTCGCGGGCGGCATCGGGCAGGCCGCAGGCGGTGAGCCGGCGGTCGAGCGCCATGCGGCGCGACACCGCCGCCTCGACCAGCGCGGCGGTCGCGTCGCCCTGCGGCGTCGCTGCCGGAGGCGTCGACGGCGTGAGCGCCGCCGCGAGGATGGCGCGCAGATCCTCGTCGCCCATGGAGGCGAGCGCCTTGCCCTCCAGCAGGGCCGGGTTGATCGACTGGATGACGCCGATCACCTGCTCGCGCGACATCGCAAGGTAGATGTCCATCGCCTCGGTCATGGTGTCCGGCTTCTTCTCGGCCGGCTTCAGCGCGTCCGTCAGGATCGTCTTGAGATCGTCGTCGGTGAGTGCGTCCTCGTCCTTGCCCTCAAGCAGGGCGGGATTGGCGGCCTTGATCAGCTTCAAAAGCTCTTCGCGGTTCATGGTGGTTCCCTCGGCTGCGGCCTCTGCAAATTCGATGATCTGGCCGCCCGCGCCGGGTTCAACGATCAGATCGACGGAATGGACCCGGCGGAAGCTTTCGGCTACGCGCGTGCCGCCGGGTCCGGGGCGGCTCGCTCCCTCGACCGAGATCGAGAGACCGAACAGGTTGGTCATGTCGCGCGCGACGGCCTCGCGCAGGCGGGTGGCGATCGGATCGGCATCGCCCACGATCAGCGTGAGCGTGGCCTGTATCTCGCCGTCGTCGGGCGTGGCGCCTTCGACGAAGACCGGGGCCGACAGGCCGCCGATCAGGTTGCGGACATCCTTGCCGGCCATGGCGAGGTGCTCGCGATCGGAGAGCGCGAAGACGCGCGCGCCCTCGAAAAGCGGCGCGGCCTCGCGCAACAGCGCGGCGGGATACACCGTGCGGTTCTTCGACAGGCCGGACGTGATGACGCGCACCCGGTAGGTGCACGTCGATCCGCCCGTCTCGGCCGTTTCGATCAGCCAGCGGCGCACGTCAGGAAACCTTGCGGCCGTCGCGGGTGACGGCGACCGCGCTGTCAGGATTGAACGCGAGGATGTCGGCCGGCGTCAGTCGGTGCCGCCGGATGATTTCATCCAGCGCCGATGGAGCCGGCGACGACGCCCGAACCTTCGGCGCGGCGGCCGGAGCCACCGGGGCAGTCTTGTTCGCCGGATCAGTCTTCGTGACGGCTTTCCCCTGCGCATCGGCCTCAGCCCCCTTCTCGGCCGCATTGTCCTGATCTTCCGAGGTGGTGGGCTGCTCCTCGCCCGGCGTGTTCGTCCCGCCGTCGGCACCGGCCACTTCCGGACTTTGGGGCGCGGCGGGCTGCTGCCCCTCGGGCGCGCTCGCCCCGCCCTCGGCAGCGCCGGCTTCCGGCGCGGCCGCGGCGGGCTTGTTGGCTTCAGGGGACGGGGTCGAACCGGCTTTGCGCCGGGCTGCTCGGTTGGGCTTCACCGCGATCTCTCCGCAGACGGTTTCGGGTCTGCGGCGACAATGGCGGGCCGCGCGCGCGCGGTTAACCGGAACGGGTTCCGGCCAAGCCGGGAAGACCGGCCCATTAAACGGTCATTCAACGGGTCAGGACGCGCGCGGGGAGATTTTACGGGGACAACTGCCGGCGACACAAAACGCGCGCTGGCGGGCTTCCTACTCGAAAGCGTCGGAGATGATCCGCTTGCCGCGGCTCAGCGCCCGTTCCTCGTCGGTCACCGGCTGGCGGCCGGGCCGGATGACGACCCAGCTATCCATGTACGGGATCGACGAGCAGCCGCAATTGATGACCTCGCCGATCGGCCCGGACGGATCGCGCGGATACATCAGCTTCACGCCGTTGGGCAGGTCGAAAGGCTTGTCCACGTCGCGTATCTGCCCGTCGATCGCGTCATGCTCGTAGCGGCTGTGGATCTTGCCCGATCGCCGCCACTGCTTCTTCAGGCCGGGCACCACCGCCCTGGCCTGTTCCTGCCGCTCCTGCGACGCTTCCGAGAACACGCGGCCCAGCTCGGTGCGCACGATCGTGCGCGCGCGCTTCATGCCGCCTTCCTGCAGCGCGGCCGCCACGCCCTTCGCCGCATCCTCCGGCGAGATCGCGCCCGTCACCGCCATGGCGAGATCGGAGGTGATGCGGGCGGCCGCCTCTTCGGCGATGTCCTTGATCCGGTCGACGAGGAACATGCGCGTGGCGGCCAGCTTCCGCGTGTCGAGCTGGACGAGACTGCCGGAAATGTCGATGCCCGCCGCCGCCAGCGGGCGGTCCACCAGCGCCTGCCCGGCTTCATGGGATCGGGCGGCACCGGCATTCAGGGCCGCGACGGCCTCCGGCTCGAACTTCGCCAGCTCGGCGCGGACCTGACGCTGCAGCTCGGTCAGCTGCCAATGCCGGAAGTCGCTGGGCGCCTCCTTCAGCAGCTCGGCGATGCGCCGTTCCGTCTCGGCCAGCAGCTCCTGCAGGCGGTTGGCGGTATCGCGCTGGATCGCGACGCCGTCGCGCAGGACGTTCTGACGCTCGCGCGCGAACCGCTTCGCGCGATCGTCATCCCGTTCCGTCATGCCGGCTCACGCGGTCCCGCGTCCTCGCCCGGCTCAAGGCCGGCGCGCGACGGAACGGGCGAGGTCGAGAACGCATCGGCCGGCGGGTCGCGGAAGACATCGGCCTCGGCCTTGCGCGCGGCGTCAGCCGTCGCGGCCTTCAGCTCCTCGGCCGCGTCCACCTCCAGCCCGAGCAGACCGGCCACCATCGCAATCAGCCGCACCGCCGTCTCACGCGACATGACGCCCGACTGGACGGCCTGCGACACCGCCACCACCACCTGCTGGAGCGCGGCGGCGTATTTCGCGACGTCGCGCGCGGTCAGCTCGGGGAACACCGCCCGCGGCAGGAAAGCCGGATCGTCGGACATCTCCCGCAGGCCGAGCGCCGTCAGCCGCCGCGCGATCACGTAGCGCGCGAGGTCGACGAGGATCGCCTTCCACAGGCGCTGGCGCTGCGAGAACACCTTGTAGGTCGGCTCGCCCATGCTGGACGCGGTGGCAAGGTTCACGTCGCCGCCGTCCGCCATCCAGAAAGACGGGATCGTGGCGCCGCCCAGCGCATAGTTGCGTGTCGCGCGTAGCGTCTCCGTCGCGTCGGCGGCCTTGAGTTCGGGCGACAGCACGTTCCATGTCTCGTTTTCGTTGTGCACGCGCACCGACAGCGGCGACGGCGGCTCGATCGAGCGCGCCCGCTCGGCGACCTCGTCCGGCGTGGCGCCGGTGATCGTCACGTCCCAGATCACCTGCCGGAGTGCTGCCGCGCGCTCCACCTCGCCGAAGATGAGCTGCTCGTGCGCGTCGGCGATGTCGATCGCCGACAGCAGGTCGGAACGTCCGCGCCGGCCCGTCGACAGGTCGTTGATGCGCCAGAAGAAGCAATCGCCGGCCATCATGCGCTCGCGCATGCGGCGCGCGCACTCGCCGAAGATCTCTTCGCCGCCCGGATAGATGACCCGGTAGACCTTCAGGCCGCCGCCCGGCTTCCGCACCTTGACGCCGATCGCCATGCCGGCATTGTCCGGATCGGTCACCACGCCCGCTATGGCGCTGGGATCGACCTTGCCCAGCCGGACATGGCCCGTCATCTCGTTGACGAAGACCGGCCAGCACTGCTCGCCGAACAGCGCCAGCTCGCGGACGTGCTTCTCCATGTTGAGGTCGAGGCGGTTGATCGGATCGTCCCAGAAGGCATCCAGCCAGTCCTGCGCTTCCTTGTCGTCGACCTCCAGCCGCACGCCCTCGCCGAGCAGGAAGGCAACCGGCAGCTCGATCAGCCGGTTGGCGAGCCGGTTCGCTTCCCACACATGGGCGGCCAGCTCCTGCATGCGGCTCTGTTCGAG